TCTGCTTTGCGCTTCAGATTGGAATGCAAGTTTGTCCATTTCGTTCTGGGCTTGCATACCTTCTAGGCGTTGTGAAACACGGTCTGTAAGTACACCCTCAGAACGCTCAAAGTCATTTATAAGCTGTTCTACATTTGCGCCTTGCACACCTGCCCCTGCGGCTGCAGCTATTGCTGTGCCTTGAGAGCGCATCGCCTTTAAGTCAGCATCCATTTTTTGTTGTGATGCTTGGATTTGTTCTTGGACAATTCGTAAGTTTGCCTGTTTAGATTTTAAAAAGTAAGCGTCTTTGGCTGCATTGGCGTTACGATGGACAGCTTCATTCTTTTTGTTTGCTGCGTCTATTGACCCTGCAACCTGCGCAATCGTAGATATGCCTTTTATAGCCATTGATGCTGATGATGCAGCTGCAGCTGTTCCACCACCACCTGCTACAGCAGCCATTGTCATTGGTTCACACATGATTATTTATCCTCAGAAATTCATAAAAGGGTCTGTTTTCAGCCCCGTAAGTTTCGTGCTTGTTGATGAACGTGAAGCCCATCCAATCAAGCCACTTCATGTGGACAGTGTTTCGGGCATCTACACAGTTAAATAAGACAGTATATCCCTGACTTAACTTAGCCAGAGCTGCCTTACTGTTACGCAGAAAGGTCATTTGATGTTGATAGATGTCATCTGTTGCACACATCCAAATAATCCCTGCGTCTTCTAAATGGGACGCAACGACCCCACAAAGCCCAACTCGTTCACCTTGTGGTGTTCGTAGGGTCAATGTGAGGTCACCTATTTCCAAACTTTGCAGCAGGACATCTAGCGGCTCTTTTCCAGTTGCCGCCTGACATTCATTTCTATCTGCTGTTCTAAGTCTTGGAGATATGTATTTTACGTCTTCCACCGTTGTTGGTGTAAGTAATTTATCCATTAACTCTTCTTGATCTAAGATGCATATTTCCTTCCCACTCTGCCGATAAAAATTGGCATGGAAGGTGACTATTGCTCTCTATTATTACTCTAATTCGGTCAGCTTTTGACATAACAGGAAACTTAAAATCTCCTGATGTGAGAGCATTTGCACCTAATGTACTTGTGCCATCACCAACAACAAAGCCACTAAACACGTAGTCTTTTGATGTTGCGCTGCCCTTTTGTTGTATCTTTACTGTAAAATCACCACTGTCTTGATAGCGAAGCAACCAGTGCTTTATCTGTAATCGTCCACCCGTAATGGCAACACGACCCCCAGTAGCAGTTGGTTCTTTTAAGGTTGGTTCAGAGAACTCATATGTCATCGAATATCTCTCACCCACATAAAATTCAGTAGATGTATGATTGCCTGACACAACAATAGCTACTCCAGATACAGAGATATTAGGTAGAACAGTTCCTTGGCTTGAACCACGAGTTACAACTACAGGAGATGTAAGTGCATATGGTGTGGTTATAGTTGTTTGGTTTGTTCCACTATTATATGATTTGGTAACTTCTGTATTTGTTAGCCTATAATCTAGCCTCGTTACATATGATTGGTTTGTATCAAAGCGACCTGCATCGAAATGCATTTGGAATAGAATTGTTTTACCTGCTTTGTTTGCAACAACAAATAATGAACTCTCTATAAATTCAGCACTTAGTATTGTTGCGCCAGTGCAGGTATATTCAAACCAAGATGATTGAACCTTTTCCCTACCAGCCATGTGATATTTATATATGTATATTTTACTGGGTTGTTGTGAGCTGAGGACAACTAAAGCATTCTCTGCTGTACTCGTCGCCATCTTATAAACACCATCAGGCACATACTTAGCTACGTGAGCTGTCACATCTTGCGCATCAGAACGGTCAGTATCATCAATAACGTAGTATTCTCGAACTGAGGTAAATCCACCTCTTGTAGAAGGAAAATAAACTACACTACCAGCACTAACAGGTCTGGATGTTGTACTTGATTCATACTCTGTTGTTTGGCTTATCGATGTATTCTTAGGTGTAATGAAATCTCCACCCTTCAAAATAAACTGAGTTTGGTCTGAGAAGAGTAATAATTTACGGTCAAATGGTATCGCATGTTTAAGTGCTGAAACCTTAACGTGACTGGCTGCAACATCGATTGGGTCATTATCCAATAGACTTCTTGCAGTTGTTCCAAAGAAATCAAAATAATCTGATGTTCGTGACATAACTACATTCTCATCAGCCAATACACCTAAACGGTTTTGGAAGAAGAAAACGTCTGTAATCTTTTTACCAACAAATGAAGGATTAGGAATAGAGATTTCATCTCCAACAGCCCTATCACCCCAGTCTGCTTGCTCAAAAGTAAAGTTACCATTGGCTTGGCGTATCAATAAGTGAGGCATTGTTGATGCATTCAGCTCAAATTGTATGTTTGGTTTAGCCCATTCAATCCAAGTACCAGCACCAATTTTGCTTTGCGTTCCGTTATCACTCACGAATTTTACATAGTAATCATCAAAATCGTTTGTTTGGTCACCTTGAATATGAGCAATATATCCGTGTGGTGCTTGTCTTGGTAAATCATCAAATCTTTGAACTGTACCTACAGTTGGACTTAATGCTGTATCTCCCAAACTATCATAAGTTGCTAAGTCAAAAGAGGCGTTACCCGTTTTAGATATGACAACTGTTGAACCATCTGCTTGTGCTGAAAAGTTTGACTGACCATTTATCGCTGATGCCAAGCGTGAAGCTATATCATCTGTACGAGTTTCGACTTGGTTTGTTTCAGAAGTAGTTATATCCGCAGCTACGCTACCATCAAGATAAACTGTAAAGCGTTGATTATAATCACCTTGTTTTACAGCTATCAAACCAGTGTATGGATATATTGGTGTGACCGCTGTATTCATTGCAACCGTTTGGTTTGAGTTCACAATGAATGTATAATCAGCAACGGTAACTGCCCTGAAATCAGTAGCAGGTGCTGAAGTGTTCAAGTACCCAGTACCATTAGGATATGTTACAGTTTTTGCATTCCCTGCTAAATCATAAATAGAAATCTGATTGCTTGCATTTATGAACATGAAATAGCGTTCATTTGCATCACGATTTATTAATTGTGTGAATGACCCCGTTGTTTCGGATGCACTCATAATAGCCACATGTTCTAGCGGTGGTCGCTTTTGTAGTCCCTCAACCAGAGAAGGAAACGCATTTACTTGCACTTCAGCCTGAGACGAAAGCCTCAGAGCTGGTGATTGTTGCGATATGCCTTGTATCAAGTTGGGGATAGCAGAGCTTATCATTCCCATTAAAGTATCCTACGTTTATTCCCACGGTTCATTACACGAGATACTGAATAGCTATCCATCATGTTGAAATCCGCTGTGTCCCCTTCAAAATCTTTTAGGTCAATCAGGGCTTTTTGCTCATCGCGAGAGACCATTCTATGTATGGTTTCTGAGTTAAGCATTCGGTCTGAGAAGATACGTGCAGCTCTTGTTGTTATGTATTTTTTAACAACATCAGGAAGTTCTAAGAAATCCTGATAGTAAACTATGGATGCTTCTACGGTTGTAGTAAATTCATAGCTGCGTGTGTCTAAGTTAAATAATTTATCACCACGTATTACAGTATTGTAATCTGGTGTATCGATACGTGCTACGTCAGCAGGTACAACGATAAAGTTAAATTCGTTACGGCTGAGGACAACTTTGTCTTCTGTGTTGAAATGCCAGCCTTGTGCTTGCACCTCACGGCTCACTTCAGTTAAAACTTGGTTGGCTATTGTCACATCAGTAACTTGATTGCCTGTAAGTGTATTAACAGGTGCTTCGCCAATTGTTGTCAGCAGGACGTTGACCGCCTCTAGTACGGTCATGGACGATGGTTTTGTCATGATGTCCTCATAAAATAAAAAAATGGGCTGACCTCATAAAGGCCAACCCAAAAAAGTTTAAGCAGTTTTGATTTCTACTGCACACTCAGGACGCAAGATGCCGTGGCCCATTGCGTACTTCGCAGCCATTAATGTACCTTGGTACATAACTTCGAAGTCACCTGATGTTCTTTCAACTGCCAAGTCCATTAACTTAACAGTACCCAACGCTTGCTTCTGCATTACAACAGCTGCAGTGTTTGTGAAGTCACCGTGGTAAGTATTCTGTTCACCAGCTACTGCTGATACGTTTGTTGATGGTACATTGTTAGATTTAACAATTTGAATACCAGCTACACGTAATACTTTACCATCAGCGTAGACACCTGCTCCACCCCAATCACGGTTAATAACATCAGTTGTTTGTACCAAGTTATAATATTGTGAAGGTTTCATGATGGCTACACGTTCATTCTCAGGAACGTCTTTCTCATCCATGATTTTAGCTGCTTCAAAGATTGATGCTGCTAATGATGCACCGTTTGTTTTAGCATCTGCATCAGTAATAGCTGAACCACCGTTACCACCAGAGATGGTTGCAGAGGCACGAGCCGCTAATACAGCTAATTGTAAACAGCGAACATCAAATTGTTTAGCAAGAGCCATACCCAATAGACGTGAGTATTCTGCACGTACATCGTAGTGGTTCTTAGCTTCATCGATGTTTGCGATGAATGTATCAGCAATCAACATATCATCAATATTTACAACGATTTCATTATGTTTAATCGCTTGTGTACCCAATAAAGGTGTACCCACAGTGTGGTATGCAGCGTTTGCTTTACCTGTCACTGGGAATGAAGCTGACTTACCACTCGAAATTGTTCGAGCAACATGTAAGTCTTTCATTACGTTTGTTTCGTCAAAGGCAGTTAAAACTTCACCAGCAAAGACTTTAAGAAATAAAGCATTTGTTTGCGTGTAGTTAGCTGCCGCAAGGTTTGCCGCGCCGAGGCGTGACGGAGTTACGTTTGTCATTATCTTTTCCTATGATAATTTAAGATTTAAGAATGACTTTCGCTCTTACTAATCAGGGTTGTCATACGCATATGGCTCTGTCGTTCATTGTCGATAGTCTCAACCACCTAAAGAGGTGTGTTAGTTACTTCTTCTTTGCAGTCTTAGCTGCAGCTCTAAAATTTTTTGCAGTCGGTGCGCCTTTTGAGCCAACCTTGCGGGGTGTCCCACCTCTTGCACGTTTTGCGTGGATGTTTGCATATAAGCCAGTTTTTTTAGGCATGATTATTCCTTATGATAAATTGACGGGACTGATGCCCCGCCAGAGATATTTTTAAAATACTGATGAACGCCCTAGCTTTTCTTCAACGTCTTTGGTGTAAGCCGTATCCTTGCCATATCGTGGGTCTTTCATAGCCGCCACAACTTGCGCTGTGCTTCTAAATTCATCTTTGGGTGCAGCTGATGCCTTGCCTTGTATTAAGTTAGGCTCATTTCCTTCAACTGCTTCACGCTTTGAAGACAGCCATTCGACAGCCATCTTTGCATTTTCAGTGCTACCACTGACCATATTGTTATAGAGTTCTAGCTCTTTGACATCGAGCGATGCCTTAGCCCAATCGGTCAGTTCTTCATAACCTTCCTTACCTCCTACAGTCGCCATAACTTCATTAGCGTCTGCAGTTTGTGAGGATTGCATTCCTTTGATATAAGTCTCCACCATTTCTTTGGGGTAACCCATGCCTTCAAGTTCTGTAAAACTTTCTGCAGTTAACTCACCTACTTCAGCATATTCATCCGCAAACTTGGTAAAAGAAACAGGTTCACTCTGTGGTGTATCTCCTTCAGCTGCTTCCTCATTTGGAGCAGACATTTTCTTCTCAAGTTCACTATATGACTTTGCCATATCCTCAGCTGAGTTAAACTTTTCTGGCAACCACTCAGGTCGTTCAGATGGGTTATCCTCAGCAACGGGTGCAGTTGGGCCAGTATCTTCTTCTGTTATTGTGATGCTTTCAGCCATTTAGAAATCTTCCCTTTTGATTGGGTGTGGATTACTTTTAATGATTGATGGTGTTGCCAGTAGCTTTTTGTCAGGCTCTATGGATGATTCATCCTTCGTTGCCTTGTTGTCTTTGGTTTTCGACATAAGAATTTCCTAATGCTTTTACGCTCTCTTGAATGGCAGATGGCCCAGCTTGCATAGCCATAGCTTGCATCTGTGCTTGTTGCTGTTCTTGAGCGATTTGTTCTTGTGATTTGATTAAACCATCAGTCTCTATACCGAGAGCTGTGGCTCTTCTTTTGATGTAATCTTGTAGGTTTACATATTGCTGTAATACTTCTGGCCCTAGTGCTTGTGACATTCCTTGAATAAACATATCGAGTTTACGCAAGTCATGCCCTCGCCCAAGTGCTTCCATACCAGTAACTATTGTGGGTTTCACAACATTGTCAGGTAATTTTGGTAACTTCTTGGCTTTGGTCAGTACGTCAATTTTACGGTTCACATATGGTAACTGGAACTCTTGAGATAAAATTGAATATATCCCAGACAGAGTATCCTCTAGTTCACCAGCGAGATACCTAATTTCTTCTGCGGTTACCCGCTCACCATTACGCTGAACAGATGATTGAAGCATAAATTGTTGGGAAAGACGTTCCTCAATCCCCTGCATAGCCTGATAGGCCACACGGAAATCGTTGAATTTATCCATCTGCAATACAGATACGTCATTACTATTGCCCTCGATAATAGCTGTATTTTCAGCTTGAGCGATTGTTCGCATCCGTGTTGTGCCATTGGGA